TTTAGGTCATTTATTACTTTTAATAAAATCTACAGGAATGTTGTACCAAAGAAATGAAGGAGAAGGTCAAAGCCAGCAACGTCCCTACATTTATATAGATGTAAATCCTGAAACTAATAGATGTTATACTTTTGAAGGACATTGTTCTTTAGATCCTGGAGTATGTTTAATTGGTTCTAATCAATTACCTTTTGGAATTACCACAAATAATTTTGATACATTAAAACAAAATTTTAATTGGTTTGATAATAATGGTACTGGTGGTAGATTTATGTGGACTTTAGTAAACGTAGATTTTGTAGCTTCTGTTTTAAGAAAATGGAGAAATGCTAGTGTTAAAGGAGATATTAATTTTGTAGATTTAATTAAAGATATATTAGATGGAATTTCTAAAGCTACTGGTGGGTATAATGAATTTAGAATCATCCCAGATGATGATTCAAGATGTGTAAGAATAGTAGACGATAGAAGAGTAGCAGGCATACCAGTCCCTGAGTATACTGAAATTCCAATATTAGGTAAAGAAAGTTTAGTATATAATTTTGATTATACCTCTAAAATAGCACCTAATACTGCAGCTATGATTGTAGTAGCAGCACAAGCACAACCTTATGGGGTACAAGGAGCAGAAAATGCTTTAGCTTTTTCTCACCTAAACAAAGGTTTGTATAATAGACTAGACACAGTAATAGTTGATTCAGGTACTGAACATAATAAAACAGCTACTACTGATACTAGTGCTCAAAGATATGTTGAATTAAGAGATTATATAGAATTTTTATATAGTGGTGCGGGTACCGGATTTAGTGTTTATACCGAAGAAGAATTTAATGAAGCTGTAGAAGAAATAGCAGATGTAGTAGAGGAAAAGAAACCAGAAAATCAAAATATTTCTAAAAAATTTGTAGATATATTTGAAACTGATGGTAATATAATTAAAGTTCCTGCTAGACAACTTACTGAATTATTTAATATATATACTACTAAAATTTATGACGAATTAAGAACAGCAGCTAAAGGAAAAAAAGAAGAAAGAACAGAAGATGGAGGAAAAGGAGAGTTTTTTTATTTAAAACAAGCACATGATAACTTACAAGCAAGATATGCAACAGCTAAAACTGATACAGATCCCGAAAGTAAAAATGAATTATTAGATGAATTATTTGCATTACAAGATTTTCTACAATTTTTTACTGCAAATATTCCTGAATATGCTGATAATAAAATTTTTTCACCTACAGAAGATGATATAAGATATGCAATTCATTCTTTATTATCTGAGGCATATAAAGAAGCAGCTGATCTAGTTTTTACTTTTGATACAACTATTGAAAAAATATGGACTGATAAAGCTGATAAAGATATAAAAAATACAAATCCTAAAACAGGAAAGTGGTATTAAAAAAATAAATTAATAAAGTTTATGCCTTTAATTTTTGATCCTGGTAAAAAAGACTCTTGTCTAAATTCATTTAGAGAAGTATTCTCCGATCCCCTAAAATCAGGAGATAATAACTCTTATGATTCCGGAATAATTTTACCTCTAGACTTTACTCTAGAAATGGATGGAATAAGTGGTTTAATCCCACACTCCGCATTTGTTATCCCTTCTAATTCATTACCAGAACCTTACAAAATTAAATCAGGTCCTGATGCTGGAAAGCAAAGAATAGCTTTTATCTTGCACACCATAGAACAAAATTTTAATAACAGTAAATGGACAACTAAGATATCAGGACAAACTCTAAATATTCGATTTGAACCTTTAACTAGTACTGAATCCACATCTATTCAAACTGCTAAAGCTAAACAAAAATCTTTAAAAGAATTAGCAAACAGAATAAACAGAAGAGAAACACCAAAAAGTAAAGGTAGTACAACTACTACTACAAGAAATGAAACCCCTCCTTCAGAAAATAATAAAAATAATACTACTTCAAGTGCTAATGTTATATTAATGGGAGGATTAGATAATAGACCCGGTGATTTAAATATTACTCAACAAGTTGAAAAACTTAAAAAGAATATTCCTGCAAAAACTATTATAGGTTTTAGATATATGGAAATAAGTAAAGTAAAAAATGCTATATCTAATTATCCTGATGCAACTGTTGTTTTATTTAGTGCAGGATGTTTGTATTCTAAAGAAGTATCCTCAGTTATTAAAGATAAAACTAAATTATTTATAGTAGAACCTTATGCACCAAATGGTAATTCTTCTGTTTCTGGAGCTGTTGCCAATGGTGTTCCTGCAAAAAATGTAGTAACAGGACCTACAGGAGCTAGAGGTAATGGAGTTGTATCAGGAAGTACTAAAACTCCAAATGGTACTAGTCACTGGGGAGCTTTAGAATTTGTTGGAAAATTAATTTAAAAAAATTAAAATAACTATTTGACATAATATTTATAATTAAAAAATTAAACAATTTATGCCTTTAATTTTTGATCCTGGTAAAAAAGACTCTTGTTTAAACTCCTTTAGAGAAGTATTTTCTGATCCTTTAAAATCAGGAGATGATAATGCATATAATGCAGGTATAATCCTTCCTTTGAACTTTACTCTAGAAATGGATGGAATAAGTGGTTTAATTCCACACTCGGCATTTATTATCCCTTCTAATTCATTACCTTCATCTTATAAAATTAAATCAGGTCCTGATGCCGGAAAGCAAAGAATAGCTTTTATTCTTCATACTATTGAACAGAACTTTAACAGTAGTAAATGGACAACTAAAATCTCAGGACAAACTCTAAATATCCGATTTGAACCTTTAACAGAAGGAGAAAAAATTAATATTCAAAATGCTAAAGCTAAACAAAAATCTTTAAAAGAATTAGCAAATAATATAAACAGAAGAGAAGCTTCAAATAATAATAGAAATAAAGCTCAAGGAACAGGAACAGGTTATGAGTATATTAGATCAAAATATGGAGAAATAGGTCGTGTTTGGGAAGGTGGTGGTGAGGGATTAAAAGATAAAAGTTTATTAACAAGGTTAACCTTTCCATATCCTATGTATTTTAATGGTGAATTAGTTAAAACAACTCAATGTCATGTATTAGTTAAAGATGATTTAGATGCAATATTTAAAGAAATTTTAGATAAATTTGGTTTAGAACAAATTAAAAAACTAAAATTAGATCAATTTGGTGGATTATATTTTCCTAGACTTAAACGAAGAGGTTCTACTCCTTCTATTCACTCCTGGGGCATAGCTATAGATATATATCCTGCTGAAAATGATTTAAATACTCCAACTGGTAAAGCCCTATTTTCAAAACCTGAATATAAAGAATTTATAGATATTTGGTATAGACATAATTTTAAAAGCTTTGGAAAAGAAAAAGGACATGATTGGATGCACTTTCAAGTAAATGATGTTATATTTTAAAATAATTTTATTAAAATTATAAAAAATGAAATATTTTCCAAAATCAAGAATAATAACTAACCAAAAAACTAGTGTAGATAAATTATCAACCCCTAATGGTACTCCTTATACAGGACAATATTATACTAATTTTAAAGGAGAATCTTTTACTGGGGCAGATCCAAAAGGACGTTCTATCCCTTTAACAAATAATAATGCCAATACAGTAAATAATAATTTGGTTCAAAATAATGAATCTTATAAACCTTTGAATTTAAACACTAACGCTCCTCTTCCTACTAATGAAGGTAAAGGTAAAGGTACTAATTGTAGCAAAGAAGATAAAATCCCTGATTCTCATAAAAATTGTACTTGTGGTCCTCCTTCAACAAGTATTTTAAATGAACCTATTATTGAAGGAAAATCTATAAATGCTTATGGAGGTAAAATTAAAGGGAAAAAATCTTTTATTGATGCTTTAGAAAAAGCAATTGAAGACTTAAAAAAACAAAATATTGATTTAACTTTGTATAAAGATGATAAGGAATATGGTATAGGAGATACTTTACGTCCTTTTACAGTTCAAGCTAATAAATACAAAGACCAATTAACAGGAAAATATAAAGGTGCTAATGTAGCTCATCCTTGTCAAGGATATCATGTTATAGGTCAAGCTGTTGATTTTGCTCAAACTACAAAATTTAGAAATGACATCTTAAATCATGGCCCTATTTATAAAGCTTTATATGATGCGGGGCTTAGAAGAATACCTAATGAATATTGGCATTGGGGCCTTGGAGAAACTACTCATGATATTAATACCTATTTTAGAGTACCATATAAGAACTCCCCAGCAGATTTTGAAGATTTTACAAGATATTAAAAAACAATATCTAACTAACTTAAAACAGTTTGCTAGGTAAAATACTTTTCGTATATTTATTATAAAATAATTTATTTTTAAAACCATGAGTAATATTAAACTAAACGATATTTTACAAGATATTTTATCAGAAAATACAAAAAACTCCCCTAAAAAAAATAAAAAAAATAATAAAATTAAAGAAAGTGCACTTAGCCCAGATTATGTAACAAATTTTCTCCCAAAAGGAAGATTAAATGATTTAGTTAACATAGTAATATATAAAAAAGAAGGGGAACCCTATACAGCAAGTTTAGAAATATATTCGAATACAGGATTAGGAATGGCACAAGTAAGACAATTAAGAAAAAGAACTAGTCCTAAACCTATAGAAGAGTTTACATCTCAATATGTTATAGATGAAGTAAGCCAAATCTATAAACAATTAACAGATGAAGATAAGGAAGCTCTAACTAATTTAGTAGAGGAAATACCTACTAAATATACATTATCTAATTAAAATAAAAAATACCAAAAATGGAAAACTTTAATTTTAAAAAATACCTTGCAGAAGGAAAACTCCTAAAAGAAGAAATAACTCCAGATGTAGAAGAATATTTAACAGATTTATACGATTTATTTTCTAGTGAAGATTATGAAGAAGGAGAAGAAGTTAGTAATTTAATTTCTAAAGAAGAATATGGTGATCCTGAAGCATATGATGATGCGGAAATGTTTGATAAGGCCTATAATGAAATAAAACAACAAGGTGGTTCTGTTGTAATTGAAGGAGAACCTAATATTACATTTTCTTTAGAAGGAGAAGATATAGTAATGAACTACATAGTAGAATAAAAAATTTTATATAAAATATTAGGCTCCCATAAGGAGCCTTTTTATATTTAAGTAAATAAAGGTTATAATAAATGTTTTATATAGTAGAGACACAAGACCAATTATCACAACTCCATTCACAAGAGAGTTGCTACATTAATGTCATCCCACTATCATCTAACTACCATCCTATATTAACGGAAGTATCATTAATTTACTATAAACCCAAATATGGTAAAGGATTAATACTAACTATAAATCATAGTGAAGGATTTTACCTAAGCTTAGAAAAAGTAAAGGAATTTATTTTAAAACACGAGTTAATCTACGTTTTAGATAAAAAAACAACTGCTCATTTAATAGGGGAAGAATTTTTACAAAGTAAAGTACAAGATATAAATTTGCTTTTACTACACACCACCCACACCCCTCCGTATATACAAGATTGTCAAACAAGCATTCACACTCATTTTGAAAGGCTTTATGGAGATAAACCTTATTTAAATTCGATTATCCCAATTTCTAAACATTATGAGACTCAAGAAAAAATTTACAATTTAGTACAACAATGGGTAAAAAAACAACATGAAAACCCGTATTATAACGAGGAATATATTGAGGTATTCTACCATATTGAAAAACAAGGTATTGCATTAAATATCCCTGTTTTTAATGAAAATTTTACAGTAAATAATCCAAAATACAACATAAAAGATAATAAAATTTATACTCAATTTAACTTAACTAATTTTACTTCTCGTCCTTCAAACTCGTTTAATGGAATTAACTTTGCAGCTTTAAATAAAAACAATGGGCAGAGAGCTGCTTTTATACCTCAAAACGATGTTTTATTTGAATTTGATTACGATTCGTACCACCCACGTATTTTAGCAAAACAAATTGGGTATGAATTTAATGAAGCATCTGTACACGAGCATTTAGGAAAAATGTATTTTAAAACGGAGAAATTAACAGAAGAACAATACCAACAATCAAAAGAATTAACATTTAAACAACTATATGGAGGAGTGTTTGAGCAATATAAAGACATACCATTTTTTGCTAAAGTAAAACAATATACGGATAAAATATGGCAAGATTATATTTCCCTGGGATATATAGAGTTAATTGGAGGGAGAAAATTATTTGATATTGAAAATCCAACACCACAAAAATTATTAAATTACATTATACAATCAGGAGAAACTTTTTATAATGTAAATTCTATAAAAAAAGTATTAGAATATTTGGAGGATAAAAAAAGCCATATTATACTATACACATATGATTCGATTTTAATAGATTATAGTAGAGATGATGGAAAGGAGGTATTAAAAGAAATAAAGAATTTATTAGAGCATAGCTTTGGATTCAAAGTAAATGCAAGTTATGGAACAGATTACAACAATTTAAATAAAATATAAACAAAAGTTATGATTGATTTACATCCTACACTTCCCTCACATATTTATCTTCAGTATGACCTGGATGTCACTTCTTTAGATTTAAAAAACATGAATAAATTATTTTGTACTTTCTCAAGTAAAGATGACTTGGAATTTACTTTATCTAATATAAAATCTCATTATACAATATTATTTAATAAGATATTTGTATTATATATTGCCTCTACCGAAGAATATGTTTGTACTTATAACATAGATCATAATAATATGTCTAATGGTCTATTAGATAATACAATTTTGTTGCATAGAAAAAAGGAATCTAATACATTATATACTATAAATTCTCTAAATAGATTAATTGAATCATTAAACAATGGTATATTAGATACAAATTTTAAAATCAATTGGAAAGACTACCAAAACTGTATATTACTAACCCATGCAGGTGATTTAAAAAAATTAGATACAAAAATTTACAAAATTATTACTTTGTAAACTATGGAAAATTCATTTAATTTAAAAAAATTTCTTGCTGAAGGAAAAATGTTAAAAGAATTTACTCAAACTGATTTTAATAAAGCTAAAACTTGGGAGGAGATAGTAAATTTATTTTCCCAATATAAAAGAGATTTAACTCCCTTTACTAAATATCAAGAAGAACATTCCTTTTTAGGTAGTGGGAAAAATGGAAAAGTATTTAGAATTGGGAACTCTGATAAAGTTATAAAAATAACAAAAAACATATATGATATATATGTCGCCGAAGATTTATTAGGATCTTCTTATAAACATTTACCTAAAATATATAATGTAGTAGGATATGAAGAGGGGGTAAAAAACCCATATTCTAAAAAAAGTAAATATGCCGGGGTTATAGTTATGGAGTATTTAAATGAACTTCCAAAAGATTTATTTAATTTATTTTTAATGTTATTTCCTCACTATAATAAAAAAGAATTCTATCTTAATAACTTTATAGAGGGTGAAATAGAAATAGATGAAATAGGTAAAATTCTAATAGAATTAGACCCTAATAATGAAAACATTATAAAAAAATATAATTTTTTAAACCAATTAAAAGGAATAAGAAATGACCTAAATTCAGCTTTTGATTTAGAAGAAATGACAGATCAATTAGACCCAACACCCGGAAATTTTTTAATGAGAGGAAATACTATAGTATTTTCAGATATAGTCCAATCTGATAATTAATTAAAATTTTAATATTTATAACAAATAACAAATGGAAAATTCATTCAACCTAAAAAAATTCCTTACTGAAGGAAAACTTTTAAAAGAAAATTTTAATATTGATATAGATGATGATTATGTGGAGATAACATCTGATAGTGGAGATTATGCGGGGTTTATAGAAGATGATGGAACTGTATCTTTTTCTATAACAAATGATGATGAAGAGGAAGATTTTACTGAAGATAATTGGAAAGATATTTTAGGACCTAATCACGCATTTGTAAAAATCATAGATTCTATAGGTGGTGAAGTTGAAGCATTAGGAGATTATGTTCAAATAACAGTAGATGCAAATAAATTAAAAGATTTAAGATAATTACTTTGTAAAAATATTTGGCTGCCTGAATTATCTTTATTATATTTACGATCACATAAATTAGTTTTAACATTAAATAAAAAAAGTTATGAATTTAGACTTGATACAAAGCAAGCTGAACGCCCTATCTGCACCTAAAGGAGGAGGCATGAAAAACAATGACCGAGCTATTAGTTTTTGGAAACCACCTGTTGGTAAAACTTTAGTAAGGTTTGTTCCCTCAAAGTACAACCCTGAAAATCCATTTAGAGAATTATATTTTCATTACGGGATAGGGAAAAGAACTATTATCTCACCAACAAATTTTGGTGAAAAAGACCCAATTATCGAATTTGCAAAAGAACTTCGCAAAACTAAAGAACCTGAAAACTGGAAACTAGCTAAAAAACTTGAACCAAAAATGAGAGTTTTTGCCCCTGTTATTGTTAGAGGTGAAGAAGACAAAGGAGTACGTTTGTGGGAATTTGGTAAGGAAATTTATCAATCATTGCTATCATTAGCTGCTGATGAAGATATCGGAGATTTTACTGATATCATGGAAGGTAGAGATATGAAAGTTGAAACAGTAGGACCTGATACTACAGGAACTGAATACAACAAATCTCGTATTATGCCTGCTTTAAAAGTTTCAACACTAACTGATAATAGTGATGAATTAACTAAATGGATGGAAAATCAACCAGATCCAACTTCATTTTCAAAACGTTATACTTTTGAAGAAATTAAACAATTCTTAGCTGAATGGTTAAACCCAGAAGAAGAAACTAAAGAAGAAGGAAGTGTTATGGATGGTCCTGCTACTGATTTTGAACCTGTAAATGATCCTAAGTTTGCTTTAAGTTCTAAACCAACTGCTAATAAAGCATTCCCTCCTAAAAAGGAAATTCCAACTGCGGATGAATTTGATGATTTATTTAAAGACTAATTAATTTATGACCAGTAAAAAAACAGAAAGCCTTTCCGGCAAAGTCGGAAAGGCTGTTACTGGGACTTTCTCACTTGATAAGTTCAAAAAAGGTAAAAATCTAGGACAAAGTGCTTCAAATTTTAAACCACAAGAATGGATTAAATTTTCTAGTCCTGTGGCTGAAACACTAGAAATGCCTGGAATACCTAAAGGACATATTACATTAGTTAGAGGTCATAGTAATACGGGAAAAACAACTCTATTAATTGAAACTGCAATTGAAGCCCAAAAAACTAATATATTACCAGTTATTATTATAACTGAAATGAAACATAGTTGGGAACATTGGGAAGCAATGGGTTTTGATTTAGGTGAAACAGTTGATGAAGAAGGAAATAAAGAATATACAGGATTTTTCCTTTATGCTGATAGAGAACAACTTCAATCTATTGAAGATGTAGCAGCATTTATTGCAGATCTATTAGATGAACAGAAAAAAGGAAATCTACCATATGATTTACTATTTTTATGGGATTCAATTGGCTCTATCCCATGTCAAATGTCTATAGAGAAAAACAATAATTCACCAATGTGGAATGCTGGTGCTATGTCTCAACAGTTTAGTAATTTTATTAACCAAAGAATTGTAATGTCTCGTAAGGAATCACAACCTTACACTAACACAATGCTATGTGTAAATAAAGTATGGGTTGAACCAGCACTTATGCCAATGGCTCAACCTAAATTACGTAATAAAAATGGTGATAGTATGTTTTTTGATGCCTCATTTATTGTTACATTTGGTAACGTAACTAGTCCTGGTACTCAAAAGGTTAAAGCTACTAAAGGAGGTAAAGAAATTGAATTTGCTTTAAAGACAAAAATCTCTTGTGATAAAAACCACGTAACAGGAGTAACAGCTAAAGGTACTATTGTAAGTACTGCTCACGGATTTATAAAAAATTCTCCTAATGAAATCGCTAAGTATAAAAAAGAGCATTCTAAAGATTGGGCTAATATCTTAGGAAGTGATGATTTTGATATAGTTGAAGAAGAAAACACAGATTTTGTAGGAGTAGATACTTCTGAAATTTAATTATGGATTATAAAGATCTTTTAAACAATATAAAAGAAGATTCAACTAGTGAGACCCTACATTTAAATAGTAGGGTCTTGTTGGTGGATAGTATGAATACTTTCCTGAGATCATTCGCTGTTATAAATAGTACAAATACACAAGGAACACACGTAGGGGGTATGATTGGGTTTTTAAGATCATTAGCTTATGTAGTTAATTTAGTTCAACCTACTAGAGTAATTTGCATCTTTGATGGTGAAGGAAATACTACAAATAGAAAACATTTATACTCTGATTATAAAGGTAATCGTAAATTAAAAAGAGTAACAAATTGGTCTTCATTTGATAATTTAGAAGAAGAATCTGCTTCATTATCTCAACAAATGTTAAGATTAATTGATTATTTAAAATGTTTACCTATCAATATAATAACTAGAGATAAATTAGAAGCAGATGATATTATTGGTTACCTAGCCCCTAAATTTGATTCATCTATTATAATGTCAGCCGATCAAGATTTCTTACAATTGTGTAGTGATACTGTACAAGTATACTCTCCAATTAAAAAGAAATTTTATGGTCCTAAAGAAGTATTTGATGAATATGGGTTATGGCCTCAAAACTTTATTAATTATAAAGTACTAATGGGTGATAATTCTGATAACTTACCTGGAGTGAAAGGGTTAGGTCCTAAAAAATTGTATAAATTATTTCCTGAAATTACAGGAGATAAAAAAGTAACTTTACAAGAAATTATTCAAAAAGGACATGATAAGCATGAAGAAAATGGGATTTATGGTAATGTTTATTTATTTAGAAAACAATTAGAAATAAATGAGCAATTAATGTCACTAGAAAATCCTAATATTCCTGATTATGATATTGAAGTATTAGAAGAATTATTACTAGAAAATCCTTATACCTTAAACCAAACAAGATTTTTACAATTACATCAATCAGATTTATTAGAAAGACAAATATCTCCTAATATAGAATTTTGGATTCAGAATAATTTTTCGTATCTTACAAATTACAAACATAAAAAATAAAAGTTATATAAATGGTTGCATTTTCAAGTTTAAAGGATTATGGTCCTAATTTTCAAATAAAAGTAATTAGTTCTTTACTAAAAAATAAAGCATTTTTACTTAATGTTAGAGATATTATTGATGATAGCCATTTCGAACACCCTGGTCATAAGTGGGTTTTAACAGAAGCCTTAAAATATTTTGACAAATATCATACAACTCCTACTCTTGATACTTTAAAAATTGAAGTTAAAAAAATTGATAACGATATTTTACAAACAGCTGTAAAAGAACAATTAAAATTAGTTTATACTACTCAATATGATGATCAAGAATATGTTGAAGAAGAATTTTCTAATTTTTGTAAAAACCAATTATTAAAAAATGCTCTACTAGATTCAGTAGACCTATTAAAAAATGGTCATTATGATGATATTCGATTATTAATTGATAATGCTTTAAAAGCAGGTTCAGATAAGAATTTAGGTCATGAATACGTTAAAGATATTGAAGATCGATATAGAGAAGAAAGTAGAAAAGTTGTACCTA